TGTAGGACTTCCAGGTGGAGGTAGTGTAACGTTTGGTGACACTGGTAGTGCTGGAGCATTTAGAGATTATTTAAAATCAACAGGATTTAATTCACCTAGTCCATTGGGTCAACCACTTCAAGTAAGTGCATTAGGATCAATTCAAAATATGCAAAATCAAACTCCATCTTTAGAAGAATTATATCCTAACGCAGGACAAACAAAACTTGATAATCCTCTACCACTTAGAGGCGGAGCAGAGCTGATGCAGCTTGCAGGCATACCAATGCAATCACAAAGAACAAGCGGAATGGGATCACCAATACAACAAGCTGTGGGTATGGCTGATGGTGGTATGATGGACGATGATCCTAGAGGAGGAATCATGGACCTTGAAACAGGGAGACAAATGTATTTCTTAGGTAAATTAGTTAAGAAAGCAACTAGAGCTGTTAAGAAAGTTGCTAAATCTCCGTTTGGTAAAGCTGCGATAGGTGCAGCGTTATTTGGTGGTTTTGGTGGCGGGGGAAAAGGTTTAAGTTCATTTTTTGGTAAAGGAAGTTTTAATCCATTAAAAGCATTAATAACAACAACTGGACAAGATGGTGCAGCTTCTGGTCTAGGTTTAAGTAAACTTGGTCAAATATTTAATAAATTTGGTATGGCTACAGGAGAGGGTAATTTAACTTTAGGTGGTAAAATAGGATTAGGTTTTGGTATTCCTTTTGCTTTGGATGCATTAGGTGTAGGTAAAAAAGATGATGATAAAATGGATTTGGATGAGTATTACAGAACTCAAGGTATTAACATTGCTGATATAAGAATGAACCCTTATAATTATTTAGCACCAAGATTTGCAGGTAGCAGGTTTGCTGCTGATGGTGGTCTGATGAGAAGAGGTTATCAAGAAGGTGGAGATGCGGAACCAGTGGCCAAGAAGACTATGCCATTGATTGATATGGATGGTAAAGAAAAAGACTACAGAGAGAC